CGGGGTTAATTGCTAATACGAAAGAATTTTAATCCAATTTAAACTTCTAAACCAATTAAGACTCAAGGCTGAACCTCGACACACTGAACCCAGCGCGATTACGTCCACCCCGTGGGTGGTTCATCGTACTAGAATGTGAAAAGGACCCTACTTTCGAATAGGGTGACCACCTTAAGGGTAGTTTTGGGAAACAAAGGAAGAAGAAAGACACTTGTTAAGAAATTTCTTCTGAAGTCTAAATGTGTGCGACTCGGCGAATTCGGGGAGCTCCGATAAGATAACCGAAACTAAAATCGTCGCCAGCTGCCTCATACAGGGTGTAAGCACCGAAGCAGTTGCGCACTCCGCCAAGGTCCGGTTCAGTGCCGGCACTTTGCGGGTAGCTTGTGTTGTTGTGATACGTATAGATCGGCCTGTCCAGCCCCCTCGCATCAAGGGAACGCATGATGTCAACCTTGCTCCTCCTGATGATCGGTCCATCCACACCCGAAATCACACCTTCTCCAACAAGAGAGATGGGAGTTTGAGCGTAGTACGGCACTTCGAACTCAATTGTGCCGTTGAGGTCGGGGTAGACATAGTGTTCAAAAGTGGAGGAAGTTTGTGTACTAGTGAAAGTACCAAGGACAGGTTTTGCAAGACTGCCGTTCTCGTCAATGTTAGTTGAACGACGAACAATCAGTGGATCAGATGGTCGGATCGCATCATATTCAAACCCATCGATGGCTTGCACATATTTGCTCCGATTTTGATCGGCGTAAGTTGCTTGACGACTTCCCAGATTTGTGGAACGCAGACCATTAGTCGTCGGTGTGGCAAATTTATACCTTCGAGATCCCCTCCAAAACCTATAAAGATAGGAAATGTAGTAGAGAGGACAGCGAGCGGGAATCTGAGCAACAGCATCAAAAACGCTGTCAACCAGAGTACCGTCCTCTAGCTTCTCCACAGGGTACACGATGTTTTGCCATTGTACGGACCCAGTTGCCGATGATTCCCCGAAATACGCCGGATCAATTTGAATCTTGTTAAAAAGGTAGGAATCAGTATTAAGAGGGATAGGTCCAGGGAAAGTATAGCGAAGGCCATTGACATCTCTATAGGGAAAAGGTTTGCCAATTGAAGTAAGACCAAAACGCTTGATTAGTTGCCGAAGACTCGTGATTTTCTCTCCGATGCACAATTGTTCTGCCATTGTGTGATCCATCTTGCTCATTGGAAACACGGTTGAAGACGTGTCGTGAATTTGCTCGTTGTGCTCAATTGCACTTGAAGTGAGGTTGAAAACTTGAGCTTTCCACCCCACTTCATCTTGCTCCTCTTGAACGTCTCCACGAACAGTCAAAGGTTCAGCAATGGTGAAACGAGCAAAGTCAGGCATAGCAAAGGCGATATCCGATCCACCAGAAATCCACATGTTAAGAGGCACATTATCTGCAACAGCAGTGGACGCTCTTCGAAGTTCATTTAGCACAGTGATAGTGATCGTGCCTGTTGAATATCTCTCAAGGTCCCAATTTGCGTTATCATGTGTTCCGAGAAAAACCTCCTTCCACGGCACGTTGGAAACATACGGTACCTCAAACTCCAGCTCTGAAGAAACACTCAAATCGAGAATCCAATTATATGCGTTCTCAGAAACAGTACCAGTAAGTGCACCTGATCCATACACGCCAGGATGGTAAGTAATTCTCAACCTACCAGTGTGAAATGCGGTCTTAGCCGCAGCAAGCCTATACCGAATTGTGCCTCTCCATTGCTGAAACATTGATGCCACATAAGCAACTGTTGTTGGACTCAGAACAGTGGTACCTAGCGTAAGCCCTGGGGCAACCGCATTATGATGTAGATTAGCTCCAACTGCTGAGGTCAAGTCCCATGGAATTGCTGAACGGAAGATGCACGATTTGGACGCCACATAAGTAATGTCCATCTCGTCCACCTCTGTTGAAAAGATCCCGCCATCATAGGTCAAGCCATTATCTGGCATGGCTCCAAGCTTACTTGACAGATCAATCCCGTCTACGTTTGTATATCCCTTAGCAGGAACATTAATGAACGGGCAGTTCTTGTCAAGATTAGTGGGTTTATTCCACCCCACGGTTGAAGCTACACCACCAATGGCCCTCGACACCCACTCAACGGGACGCATCCAACTTCCCAGGAAAGGGATTGACCCGAGAGCAGAAGCAGCACCTGCAACAGCATTAGCAATTCCAGAAATAGGAGGACCAGACGTGGCAGCATGTTCTTCAGATCCAATTTGAGCTACCCATCTCTCCCCTGGCGGGACAGGCACAGTAACCTCCTTGGATGTTGGCATTGCAAGCTCGATGTCTTCAAACCATGCAAAAATGGTGAAGTTCGCACCCACTGACAGTGGAGAAGTGCCAGACTGGATGGCATTAATCGGCACGATATACATCTCTCCCATGTTAGAATGTGCATCAATAAGATTGAAATGGGAAAGAGGTGAACAGTAGGGCATTTTGATCTCCACAGGTGCATTACTACCAACATCAATTTCAACTCCAGGAAAACCAGTCGCATTCGGCAAATTCGCCAACATAGCGCCTCGATTAGAGACACCATCAAAAGGAGCGAAGAACAGCCAATATTTGCCACTCATAAAAGGGGTGGCATTGAAAACTAGCCGAATTTTGACATTAGCCCGAAAGAAGGTGAAATAGTCCAGTTTCTTTACGACGTTAGTAGAGCTTTGGAAAATTATGTCAGGAAACTTAAGACTTACCGGTGTAAAGGCATTGTTAAAGTCTCCCTCCAGAACTTTCACAGGGCGGCGGAGGATTGCATGGATGTCATGAAACTTAGAGTCCTCCGCCATTTTGGTCCAAGCAGATACTGATGAAATGTGTGGTTTCTCGTAGGTCTGGATGTCAGAATCATCTACGAAAGTAGTGATCTGCTGGACATTCTCTTGTGGCCCAATATGGGACAAATCTTGATCTTGTGAAGTAGCAATCGATTGAGTTAGCTAACTCTCAGCCGCTCGATTAAACGGGTCTGATCTAAAGCGCCGGGCTGGTAGCCAGGATTTTAGGCGGCACACACCAGCCAGTAGAGTCTTTAAACTCTCCGCCCTTCTAAAACGAAGACCGAAGACCGGGATTTGCTGCTCCCACCTTGCGGCGATTAATGAGAGCCCCTAGCTTCGGATTTAGTTGCACGCAGCGGCCAAGCGACCGTACTTCTTGGCTTCGACGAAACGATATTCGTCGTAAGTCAAGAAGAGTGGACGCGTTTGAAAACCGCGCGCGGCTTGTTTGTACTTTCCTATCCAATGTTCGAAAACCTCGCGGCCGTGAAGTGACAATTCGAAAGCAGATGTTTCCATGTTCTCGACAGTCTTTTCCTCACGGTCAAAGTCTCCCCTCACCCAATTGATCATTTCGAGCACCACAGAGAGGTCCAAGGGAGCGATGAACTGATGTTCTTCCTCATCCCACTTGAAACCACGCTTGAGGTATCCGATTTCGTCGATCGAGCGATAAGGGATCATATTGCCTGATTTTGTTTCGTCAGTGTAAGTCATACCCATCTCTTTGTAGCCTTCGGCAATGGTCAGTTGATTGAAGTGATCAATGACAGTGTCTGAGATGTTCACACAATTGTCATCTCCATAAGATACCATAGCCACATGTTCACTGAACGCCTTCATCGTTTGAAACTCTTGAGGCATAACAGTAAGCCACACGTATCGCATCGAGATGGAGTTATAGAGCGAATTGAGGATGGCGGTGATGGGACAGCCAGATGGTTGAGAATGAGTCCACAAGTAGACATTATCCCCACACACGTGAACCGAATTCACAATCTCTCTCCAGAGCACACGTCTGATGCGAGCATTCTCCTCGCCGTCATCGTAAAACTTGTTCACAATTTCCACGATTTCAGCAAGGAGTTCCAACACGAGTGTGCCATCGAAATTCGAGAAGTCTCCCGCAATAACTTTGTCACCTTTGCTGCAGAGCCTTTCGGCAGTTCGCGTCCAATCCAAGGAGTAGACATTTGTTCCAATAGAAATCTCATTGTCTATTCTATTTTTGGCGCAATGGGCAGCAAAGCCGAGAAAGTATTTACGAAAAACCAACGTAAAGACCATAGGCCCAGCAGCGAAGACACGAGTTTTCGCAACACGCACCTTCTCTTTTGGGCGTCTTTCATCTTTCAACGTATCGGCCCAAACCGTGGGAGTTCGCTTGTTGTTCTTAGCATTTTCAATCACTTTTCCCATTTCCACTTTGATCTCAGGATCCAGCCGGTATTCTACGTCACCCAACCATCGCATTTTGCCAGGCAACCCTTTCTTGTCTCTTGTCAAAGGATACCCGGGCGATGATTTGCGATTGATTGGTGCAAGAAAAGGATCTCCTTCAATGCCAGCTACTGCTTCATCGTCAGTCAGCACTCGGGCATGATTGGGTTCGGGAAGTGTATTAACAATGCGTTCCACATCATTCACCGCAATTGCTAGGCGTCGCACATCAAGTGAAGGTGGAATGCGCCCAGCTTTCTTTAGGCCTTGTTGCATAGGGTCAATGCGCACTCCATCTACCATCTTAGGCCCCAAAGCACTGGGCGCCGTCGTTGGCGGTGTAATGAGTCCGTACACATCACTTTCTCTGAGCGCAGTTTTCCTAGGAGATGCAACCTTATACAATGCTTTTCCAACAGGCACAAAATCTCCATCGGGAAGCTCAATCTCCTCTCCAGCAACAGGTTGCTTGATAAGTGGGTCCAAATTCAGACTAACTTGGGCATCCATGTCAACTGCGGCTAGACCGCGATTGATATCATCAATATTAAGAGGTGACGCCATACCCATGCCGATTGTCCCTGCCACGTGAATCCCAATGATCTTCCGAGCAAGGCCAACATGAACTCCCATCAAAATTGCTCCACAATCCCCATCTTTCGTCTCCAAATTATATTGATAAGAAGACCTAAGTTTGTAGGTGTTGCCGAGATTATCTGTATAATTCTTGACAAGGTCAGATGAGCGCACTTGCCCATATCTCATCACAACCACTCCGTCAGCAGGAGCTAACAAGCAGCCATTAATGGTATTAAACCGAGTCATTTCAGCAGAGGAAGCAATGCTACCTGTAATGTCAGAATGATCATGTACAGACTTTGGGAAAACAATGAGCAATTGATCCTTCGAGACGCCATCTTTGCCCTCGAGCTTTACCCACTTGAGTTTTTCCCTCGGTATAATGTGACCTTCTCGAACGGTTGCATTAGAAATACGCACCGCATCTGCTTTCTCTAAATGAGGAGCTAGATGTCCAGCTGTCAGGGCAGTACGTCCAACTATGAAACAAATCTTGATTCTCGCCTTCCACGCCCCTTCACTCCGCACGTCCAAGTTATACATGTTGTGTAATATTTTCTTGGACACCTGCAGAGCATTTGGGTCAGACAAAAGCTGCGCTTCAATTTGATCTTCTGAAGCAACTGGCTGATAATCATCTCCAATCTCATCGTCCAGTTCGACGAAAAGAGACTGTTTCTTCTTTGTATGCAAATCACCAGAACCAGTTAGCTCAGTTCTCATGGCTTCCTTCTTTCTGGTATGCACATCCCCTGATCCAGCCAGTTCGGTTTGTATATTTTCACGCTTCTTTGTGTGAACATCTCCAGATCCAGCCAATTCAGTTTGGATGTTTTCACGCTTCTTTGTATGAACGTCTCCAGACCCGCTCAATTCTGACGCAAATTTGAACGGTACAAAACGCATCTTGTGTCCACGTAGGACCTCAAATCCAACTTCATTGTTTCGTTCACCTTTACGCACCACAACCCCAGCGCGATCACATTTCCCACACACTTGTGGGTATTGAATAGATTCTTGAACTGTCTTTATGACATGAGTATGCTCAAAAACCTCCTCACACCACAAACATGCGTGGCGATGGAGTGTTCTCTCCCCACGCACGAGTCCTTCGTGATGATGATCTAGTGGAGGGCCAACAGCAATAGTCTTGCCTCTCTTCATATATTGACCCACTGCGAGAAGGATCACAGGTATAAGTGCGAGGCCAATCGAAATGAACGGATGTTGTTTAACGGCCTCAGCAACTCGAGAACAAAAACTCTTAACTCGCGTCAACCAACCGTCACTCTCACGTTGTAGGCGCTCAACTATTTTCCGACTATAACGGGCGACACGCTGACGAATGCCTTCAAGAAGATCTCCAACGGAGAATAACAACATGGTGTCCTTCTTAACAAGATGTTTCAATTGTTGAGCAGCGTCATCTGTCCACACGTGTTCCTGGTCGGCAATCAGAGCTGTCCACTCTAATTGGATCGCCTCCCAAGACTTATGTGCAACGACAAATTCGTCCAGTGCAAATTGCGTATCAGGTCGCACAAGATTACGAACTTGAGGATATATCTCCATGAAATCCACAATCTGTTGTCCCGTCCAACTCGTCATGCCTTGCACTCCAATGAGTTTCACTTCGGTGTCTAATTCACTCAACCACTTTTCCTCTTCAGTGGCGGTGAGTACTTGCGCAACGAGGGGAGTGTCGGCATACTCTTGAAGAAACTTTTGCATCGTTGCAGAGCGCGTAAACCTATCACGGTACTTCTGCAAAGCCAAACGTGAAAACTCATGATATGAGAGTGGCTCATTTTCCAACAAGCGTCCAGTAAGGGGATCTCTGACAGAAATTTTATAAACGTCCAACGAAGGTTTTGAGGACCCAGTAATACGCTCAACTTTACCTCTATCGAGATAAACATTCCCATCTTCTCCTCTTCGAGCAAATTGTGGGCAAACCTGAACTTCTCCTACAAGATCAAACCTCCTTCTCACAGCTTCTCTACACGCAATGGACTCAGGTCTAATTTGGTCCACACTTACATTAGAGGTGCAAATAATCACACGGGAATTAAAGTAGCTCTTACTCTTTTCTTCAATCGTAGCCATGTGTAGTGGATA